CATTGCTTTAATTATCTAATGGAGATTTAAGTTATGGATATTGAATATACACTAATTGAGAAAGATAAGTTAGATAGTTTAAATAAATTAATAAGAGATTTATTATGGGATTTTGATCGTTTAAGTACAAGTGGTCAGGAAACTTTGCATACAATTATACAATTGCTGGAAGCTGATGAGTGTAGTGATAATGAAGAATTAAATTGGTTAGAAAACATTATTAGTGCTGAACTTAAAAAAACAAAGGTCAATTAAATGACAGAACAAGTATCATTTCAATATGAATTACCCAATGGGCAGGTCTTATATGTAGTTGCTGAAGTAGATCCCGGAGAGAAACCAGAAAAAGCACCAGGTATAGATCCAGGCATCGATGGTCGTGTCGAGATTACTCAATGTCTAATAAATGATCTTCGCAATTTCAATAACTATGAATCTGTTCAGATTCAAATGGGTGACGAAGGTA